CCGGTCATGTAGTCGTTGAGGCGCGTCTGCTGCTCGTTCACCTGATCGAGCTTGGCGCTCAGGCCGGATGTGTCGAGCGAAGCGCTACCACCGCCCGAGCGGAACGACCGGCCGCCACCAGAGAACGCGAAGTCCTCCGCGCCAGCTTCACCGGCGAGGAACAGCGTCGGCCGCGTCACCCGGCCCATACCGCCATCCGCCATCGGCGTCACGTCCACATCGCGCAGCGGGTCAGCCAGCCCGCTCGGGCGGCCGTTCTCGTTGTAGTTGATGTTGACGTTGAGGTCCGTCTCGGTCGGCAGGTTGTCGAGCGCCACACCGAGGCCACGCGCGATGGCCTGCGTCAGCTTGTCGACGCTCTTCATCAGCTCCTGAAAGCCCTGCGACATCGTCATCGCGAACGACACGCCGGAGTCTTCAAGATTTGTGATGATGTTCCCGTTGGCGTCGGTGAGCTGACCGAGTTCGACCATCTTCTGCAGCATCGGCTGCATGGCGATCGGAATCTCCGTGCCCGTGCGCAGCGACTGCGTCACGAAGTCCTGAATCGACCCGCCCATCTTGCCGAGCACGGTGTCGACGTTCAGGCCCGCCGCCGTCAGCACCTGGAAGTCCTGATAGAGCTGCTGCGCCTGCTTGTCGAGCGCCTGCCGCTGCATGGCGGGGCCGAGCTCGTCGATCGTGAAGCCGTAGCGCTTCACCGTCTCGTCGAGCGTCTTCATCGCGTTGTCTTGGAACTCGAACGCGGCGTTCAGATCGTCGATGGCTTTTTTGTAGGCTTCCGGCGTTCGTGCGTCGAGCACGGCGCGCATCGTCACGCCAGCCTCTGCGGCCTTCTGGTTCATCACCGCGAGGCCGCCGCCTGCGTCGATGAACGCCTGGCGGATCGGGTTGATCTGCTTTTCCGGGTTGCTGAATATCTTCCCGATCAGCTTTGTCCCGAGCGCACCCAGCACCGAGCCGAGGCCCGGAATCATGGCCGAGAGCGCGCCGCCAAACGTCTTGCCGAGCGCGCCAGTGAGGAACCCGCCCAGTCCACTGTTTCCAGTCCCAACGATGGCCTTGCCCAGATCGCCGCCGAACGCCGACCCGATGCTCTTCAGGACGTTGCCGCCGCCCTGAAATGCCGACTGAATCACGTTGGGCAGCCGCGCGCCAAACCGCTGCGCGAACGACGGCCCGATCGCATCTTCGAGCGGTTGGGATACCAGCTTGCCGATCTTCGACAGCCCACGCGCCGGATCGAGTTCCGGCAGCACTTCGGTCAACTGCGTGCCGCCTGCGCGAGCCTTGAGCAGTCGAATTTCCTTCGTCAGAGCGTCGGCGTTGATGGTGCGGGCGGCAGCTTCGCGCTTCGCCTGCGCTTCGGCCAATTCAGAGGCGCGGCGCGCTTCGCGCTGGGCGACCTCGAGCGCGCGCTGGTCTTTCTCGGCCTGCTTAATGGCACGGTCGACAGCTTCCATGCTCGGCGCGATCGCTGCGGCCCCCGTGGCAAGCGCTGGGCCGCCGATCGTGTCGGTGAGTTTCTTCGCCGACGCCGCCGCCTGTTCTGTGGTGCGCTGCATGTCCTGCATCGACGCAGTGACCGGATTAAATCCGGCCTGCGCCATGCGGCCCGCCCACACGAGCGCATCAGCCGCCACGCCCTTAAACGTGCGGCTCCAGCGCGTCAGCGTGTCGCCCGCGTCGTCGAGCGCGCGCGCCGTGTCTTCCGACATGCCGACTGCGCTGTCTTTCAGGTCATCGAATCCGCGCTTCAGCGTGGGCAGCACTTGCGCGCCGGTTTTACCGAAGAGGTCGGTCGCGATGCGCACCTGTTCGGCCGGGTCTTCGATCTGCCGGAGCCCTTCGGATATGGCAATGAACTGCTGGTCAGGCGCGAGCGTGCGAATGTCCGCGATGCTGAGGCCGATGGCCTTCAGCGCGTTCCCGGCGGCCAGGTCGCCAGAGGCCACCTTGTCTTCCATCTTGATCACCGCGGCAGTGATCTGGTCGATGCCGTTTCCGGCGTCGTCCGCTGCCGCCTGCAAGCGGTTGAGCCCGTCAATGCTGATGCCGGTTTGGTCCGACATGCGCACCAGCGCGTCGGCATCGTCCATCAGCGCCTGGCCGAAGCCGATGGCCGCGTCGACAGAAAACGCGAGGCCGAACGCGCCCGCCAGCTTGCCCGCCATGCCCCCGAGGGAGTCGAGCTTGCTGCCGATCTGGTCGACGTCCTTGATGAGCTGCGACTGGTTCGCGGCGATGTCGACGATCAGGGTCGCGATGGTCGCCATCAGAGCATCCTCGCGCCGACACTGACCATGTTCTGCTCGACCTTCCGCCCGGCCGCTTTCACGCGGTCGAGGAACGGCCCCTTCTGCCCTTCAGCCGCCGGAATCATGAACGGCTCGGCGGCCTGCTTGCGCGTGCCGAACTCGATGAAGTGCGCGTAGCGATCAGGACGGATCAGTACCTGCTTGCCGCCGCGCGCGCCGATGCGGCCCTTGAAGCGCTCGCGCTTCCGAGTCGACACGTTGTAGAAGGTGGTGCTGGTGGGGCTCACGCCGACCTTCGCGCGGCCGTTGGTCTTGGTGACCTTCCACGCGATGGCGTTGTAGAGGCTGCGCGTGTTGATCGACGGCGACGACGCGATCTTCGCCTGCGCATTTCGGGCCAGCTCGCGCGCGGTCATCTCGACCGCCGAGAGCATGGCCTCGCGCGTCACCGCTGGCAGCGCCTGAAACACACGCTTCGCCTCACGCAGTCCCTGTATCTTGACTGCGAGTCCGGCTTGCCCTGCTGCGCTGTAGGTGGCCATCAGTCCTCGTCTTCGTCGTCGTCATCACGGCCCGAGACGATCACGGTGCCGTCGCCGGATTCCTCGAGGTGACGCCGGTGCTCGGCTTCCTCATGGCGGACCCGGTAGAGCGCGTGCCACGCTGAGAGTTCCGCCGACGAGATGCGCGCGAGCATCTCATCGACGGTCATGCCTCCGAGCTTCTCCGTCAGTTCGAAGACGAACCGCTCCCAGCCTCCAGCTCGGAACCTTTTCCCAGCTCGTCGACGTCCTGATCGCTCACGCCGCTCAGGCGCTGCGCGACTTCGAAGATGCGGTTCAGGCAGTCGACGCGGATCTTGCCGAGCGTGTCGGCGTCGTCGTCGGCGAACTGCCGCACGCCCGCCTCATCGCAGATGCAGCGCGCGGCGAGTCGCGCGCGCACGTTGTCAAGGTTGTAGTCGCGGCGACGCCCCTTGCCCACGACGAGCGAGCGTTCCCAGGCATCGCGTTCGACGCCGGACATCCCGCGCACGTAGACATGGCCGCCGATTTCCGGCAGGTCGACGCGTTCGACCGGCAGCTTCCCAGCCGCCGCCGTGAGCGCGTCTTTCGAGAGAAATGCAGACACAGTGCCCTCCTGTGGCAATGAACGCTCCGAGCCGGTGCCCTACCAGCCCGGAGCCAGTCGTTACGAGGTCGCGACGCTGTAGGTGCCCGCGGGCTCGAAGGTCACATCGACCATGTGCGCGTCACCGCGCGAGCCGTTGACCACCGGGAAGTCCGAGATGATCACCGGGATGGTCCACGCCGGGTTGGTCGCCGCCGTGGCGCCCGCGTCGGCCTTGATCACCACGTTGAACGTGGTGCGGTTCACGAACAGCGACCAGAAGGTCGCGTAGACCTTGCTCGACGCGAAGTCAGCGAAGAACTTCGCCTTCACGGCGCTGATCTTCTGCGTGCCGGCCATCGAGTAGTCCTGCAGTTCGCCCATGGCCGCGGCGGGCTGCGCGTTCAGGCCGACCGTGAACTCGACGCTGGAAACGTGGTCGCTCAGGTCGACGCTGTTGGCGACCAGTGAGGCGTTGTACAATACATGCTTCGCCAATGCTATGCTCCTATGGTAAGATTCGAGCTATGGCCCACAAGGACCGCTCCACCGTTTGCCAATGCGGCTGCGGACGCCCACTGCGTGGGGAGTCCAAATCCGCTATCAACCACTACCCTGCCCGCTTCATTCCAGGCCACTCGCATCGAGGCAAACCGTCTCCGAAACGCTATATCCCGAGCGCCGACGAGGCGCCTTCCGGCCTGTGCGAGTGCGGCTGCGGGCAGCGCACCACCATCGCGCGCATGACCAATCGCAGACGACGACACTTTCGCGGCTACCCCACCCCGTTCATCAGAGGGCATCGCATTCAGCCTCTGGCGGAACAGCACTGGAACTTCACCGGGCGTCGCGTTAACAGGCGCGGCTACGTCTACGCCTACGCGCCCGATCACCCGAATGCCTGCGGCGGCGCTCTTGCCGGCTACGTGCTGGAGCACCGGCTGGTGATGGAACAGCAACTCGGGCGCCTGCTGCGGGACGACGAAGACGTGCATCACATCAACGGCGTCAAGCACGACAACCGGCCTGAAAACCTCATCGCGCTGACGCACGTCCAACATCGACGCGACCATATGAGCGGCAACAAGCCCAGCCCCGAGACACGCCATAAACTGTCTGAGGCGATGCGCCGCGTCTGGGCAGAACGTCGCGCGCGGCATCAGTCGACCTGATTCGGCAGCGGAATCCGCACAATCGAACGCACCGTCGGCGTCGCGCCCGGTGCCGGAGGCGGCGGGGCCAGCAGCACCACACCAGCCGTCGTATCGTCACCCACCAGATCACCGGGGCCCGGCGCAGGCGGCGCGTCAGGCACCGTCGCATCGGCCTCATCGGCGCTGTCACCGGGGCCCAGCGGCGGCGCGGCCTCTCCGGCCTGCCCAGCGGGCGACCGTGGGTCGTCGTCACCGGGGCCGAGCGCGGCCGGCGCGGGCGGTACGATCACGTCTTCATCAGCCATGCGCTGTCACCTCTCCCACCGTACGAAACCCGCACACGCCGCACTGCCAATCAGCCACACCATCGGTCACGCCGAAGCTCACGCGCGCGTCCTCCGGGTGTGGGCAGCCCGGCGCTTCTTCGGGTGCGGGCTCGATGCTGCCAGCGACGATCACCTCGAGCGCGTTGGCGATGCGCTCCAGCGCCGCGGCGATGCGCTGCACGTCAGCCGTCATCAGTCGGTCCCGACGATGAGGATGTCGTAGGTGACGCCAGTGGTCCCGGCCGAGTTGGTGATGGTCAGAATGTCGCCCGTGCCAGCCGTCACCGCGATGCCGACCGGGTCGTAGAAGCAATTCCACGCGCCCGGCTGCAACTTGAAGCCGTCCGACGCCGCGAGGAACCACACGAGGCCGTTGCTCGACCCGCGCGCGACTTGCACGTCGTTCGTGTTCGCGCTCGACGCCTTGATGTAGAGCAGCTTGATCTTCGTGAAGGTCAGCGTCGACCCGAACGCATTGGTCAGCGACCCGGCCAGGTCGAGGTTTTCCGACGCCGACGCCGCCAGCGTGCGCGTATCCGCCCACTGCGCGGTGGCCTGCCCCGACGACGTGCCGTTCGACAGTGTCGACAGCAGCGAGATCAGGATCGGGTCTTGCGCGGTCTGGAGGTCGAGCGCCGACAGCGCCAGGCTGTCGATCTTCAGCGACACATTGCAGTGGTCAAGGGTTCCGGACATCTCGTCTCACTCCTTCAGCGCGCGTGGACTTCGCACACCCACCGCTG